CCTCACTTTACGATTTAGGAGTACACTATGGAACCTTCATTGATCAACCCGATTTTCATCGACTGGCCTATTGAAATCCTTGGTGTTTTCCCTAGTCGTGCAGTTTGGGAGGAAGTTCTTAAAACTAACGCGTTATTTTGCGTTATACCTCCTGATAGTCATCAGCAGGTTCAACTGGACTTGACATCTTCGATGTCAAGTTGCTTTCATGAAGCAAGCCCGGAACTTCCGGGCTCCGATGGAGCGTGTTCTTCATGAGCGATATCAATATTTCAGATGTCACTTATGGAGTTCGAAATTGGTCCAATTCTTATAAAGATGGCCCTTTTTCTGATTGGGTCGGCCCGTATGTTGGCGCCGATTCCCAGCCTGCAATGCGCTTTCGTCTTATGCGTACCGGTGGTAAAACCCCTGGATTTCGATCCAAGGGTAAGAAGTCTGTTTTGCCCTTTAATTTCTTCTCTTATGAGAGGTCATTAATTCGCAATAACGGCGGCAATATAAGGTTTAAAACTCCTTATACCGACGAGAACTTCTCCGGTATGGTCGATTCTGGCACTCCTTCTGCTACTGGCCCCACAGGGGCTGAAGTGTACGCTTTGGAGTGGAATACAAAGAGTAGATTTTTTGAACGGCTTAAAGGCCAGAAAATCAATCTTGCTCAAGTATTTGCAGAACGTAACCAAACAGCCAAACTCATTGGTGATTCAGCTATTAAAATTGCTGATATCATCATGAGACTCCGTAAAGGAGATGTGGCTGGTGCTCTGGGCGAAGTTGGCCCCGACTTTAATAATTACAAAAATAATCGACGCAATCGTGGTAAGAAGAAGAAGGCAGTTCAGAAGCATGCATCTCAAGGTTTGGCAGTGCAATATGGAATTAAACCCCTTATGGGGGATTGTTTCGGCGCTGCTCAAGCTCTAGGGGATGCAACTCTTAATTTGCCTAAGCCTACTAGACTTAAATCTAAAGGCTCCCAGAATTTTAGTACTGGGACTTCTACACAAAGTGGCTATTCAATTGAAAAACGTGCAACTGACTCTTATTATGAATATAAGGTCATGTGTACATTAGTCGTTGATGGTGCCATAAACAGCTTTTCTGCGTTAGGTCTTACCAACCCCGCGGCTTTAGCTTGGGAGCTTCTTCCTTGGTCGTTTGTCGCTGACTGGTTCTTCGATATTGGATCCCTTGTTTCTTCTTGGGATGCAACTCTTGGTGTTCAGTTTGTCTCTGGCGGAGAAGTCCGCTATGAGAACAGTCGACTTACTCGGGAGGTCTCATTCATCGATGGCGGTCCCTACTCTGGTGGCTACTCGGGTCTTTCGACTCGAGTACTTATCAGTAGGACGCCATTATCAGGTTTTCCAACACTGGGGTTACCCCCGTATAAGGATCAGAGTTCCCTCGAGCATATGTTTAACGGCATTTTGCTCTTAGCCGGCGCATGTTCAAAACCTGTTAAGCCAAAGTTTATATGACTATATTCTTGGCTTTTCGGTTATTGCGCCTCTTATCCCGACTTTGCATTCTGCTTAGTCGGTTAATCTTGGGTTATCCCAAAAAATGAAAGGCCATCATGGCAGCTTTTGCAAATATTTCCCTTACCGATGGTAAGGCTACTCCCATCGTACACACGTTCAGCAGCAACCGTATCTCTGGCGACGGTGTCGCCCAGTGGGTTGACCGCTCTGGTGGTATTCCGATTGGTTATCCAAAACTGACAGCATCTTTGGTTGAGCCGGACAAGTCCAGCCCTTCCTACCGTCAGATTACTAAATTTACCCTTCCCGTATTAGATGTTACGGCTGCTAGCACGATGACTGGTATTTATCCAGCTCCTACTATCGCCCATAATATCTTCTTCGAGTTGAAGGTGTCTCAAAATCAGCGTAGCTTACTTGCTGATCGTAAAGACGGCCTCGCGATGTTCCGTAGCTGGGTTAACTCAGCTACGTTTGCATCCATGGTCTTGGATAACGAATTTGTTTCGTAAGATTCTTTTCGTTTACCCTTAAATTTGTAATATTTTGGAGTCTTCTTATGCATACCAAAGAAAGACGCGGCCTGGAGTTACTCAGCCGCAAACCTGTTGGAGCCATCAGTTCATTGCCTAATAGGCTTGAGTGTGATGCTATCTTTTCGTTTCTGCGTTCTCTCGACACTCCCCGCAGCTTGACTGTTTGGCTTCTTTATAAGGAAGGTGAACATGACCAGCTTCGAGATTTGTCCCTTGACCCTCATTTATACAATGATAAGTTCAAGTTCCGAGATGATTACCAAGCCACTATGCTTCTTGCGAAATGTTCTTTTCTCAATATACCGAGTAAAACATTTTTGCAGGATAAAGCTATGGAGAAGTTCTTTAAATTTGAGAACCTCTGTAATCAGACCAATCTTCGCTTGAATAGACTTCATTCTGACCCGTCATACAGCGGCCAGAACGCTCAATTGCTTCATGCAACTGTTCGTAAAATTGAGTCTATATTAGGCGAGATAGATCCCGACGAATTGATAAGAAATGCTAACTGGGGCCCTGGTGTTAGTACCCTCTTAAAGGGTTCGAAGCTCTCGGCTACAATTAAATTCCAGAAAGAATTTGGAATTACCCAACACTTGTACGAATTTGTCAAACCTTGGTTCCCCTCTGCTTATCCTCGATGGTTTGAACATATCGAGTTGCATGGAGGGTTCCAAATTGAGAATTTCAATCAACTAATTTGTGTTCCGAAGAATACTAAGTCTGATAGAGTCATAGCCATTGAGCCAGGAATAAACCTCTGGTTTCAAAAAGCTGTTGGCTCCGTTATACGAAGTAAACTTAAGTTCACATCTAAGGTAGATATCCGTAAGGGTCAAACTAGGCATCAAAAACTTAGTGAGATCTCAAGCTCTACTGGTCGACTAGCTACTATCGACTTTTCGAGTGCATCAGATAGTATTTCTGACGAGACAGTTAAATTATTGCTGCCTCCTCGTTGGTATTTATTACTTGATGCTATGCGGACTAAAGGCGCTACTTTCGCAGGAAAGACTCTCCGGTGGAATAAATTCTCCTCAATGGGGAATGGATTCACCTTCGAGCTCGAGTCTCTAATCTTCTATGCAGCGGCTTTTGCCTCTGCAGAGTTAAATAAAGACTCGACGGCCGATGTTACGGCCTATGGGGATGATGTTATCCTCCCTACGAGTAGTGTTCAGACGTTTACATCATTTTGTGAGTTCCTGGGGTTCCGAGTTAACAAGGAGAAATCTTTTTCCTCAAGTTATTTTCGAGAATCTTGCGGTGCTCACTTCTTTGATGGTTTAGATTGCAAACCTTTCTTCTTTAAAGAAAAACTCTCAGATGCGAAATGCCTTTATAAATTGGCTAACGGTATCCGCAGGCTTAGTCACCGCCGTAATTCTTATATCGGTTGTGATGTGCGCCTGTTGGGCTGTTGGCTCCGTGTTTTTGCTTGGATTCCGAAGCCTTTACGGCTAAGGGGTCCTGAAGGTTGTGGAGATGACATTATCATTGGAAACTTTGATGAAGCCACTCCCCGCCTTCTCAAGCACGGTCACGAAGGTTACGCGTATTACGCGTTGTGCGAATTGCCACAACAGCACTGCGAGTATGATACTGGGCATTTACTGTCCAGCCTTTGGCCTATGCAATCAGACTCTCACGAGTCACGTCTCTTCCATAGTGGAAATATGAGCTCTTACGAGCTTCGTCTTTTCAATTTCCGGAAGGATAGTATCTCTGTTAAGACTGACTTCCCGTTGGAGCATGGAAACATGTGCTCGCATCGGGGTCGTACTAACAGGGCATTGCTATCGTTAACCGTACCGACTTGGTACAACTTAGGGGAGTGGATCTAATTCACTCTTGGTTCCTTTCTTTTTGAGAGGTG